TGAGGGGGTGGTGAGCGTACGCTCGTGAGGGTTCAAGTCCCTCCAACCGCACCAAGCTGATTAAATAAGGGCTTACAGGTAATTCTGTAAGCCCTTGTTTTTGTTTGACATCATAAAGTCTTGCGTGGTTTGACATCATTTTGACATCAGAATATTTTAGAAATACGTTCTACGATGTCATCTTCCATTTTAGGTGTCACATGTGAGTAGGTATCCATTGTTTCTTGGAATGAAGCATGTCCTAGGCGTTCTTGTATGGCTTTCATATTGGCCCCATTTTCGATGAGAAGGGTGGCATGGGTATGTCTAGTACCATGCATAGTAAAAGAGGGCTTACCGATTAAATTGGCGTATTTCTTACATAACTTGCTGACTTCATCAGGACAGCGAGGTCCGCCTTTTATACCAGGGAATACAAGGTTGTTATTAATCCAGTTCATGGTTTTAATTCTGCGCTTGTCTATGACTGTTTTATGCTTCATAAGCTCCTGGAGTGTTTCCGTATCAATGGCAATAATCCGTTTTGAGGATGTGGTCTTGGTGGTATTGGATATAACTGCAGTAGATCCAATTTTGAGTGCGGTTTGTGAAATGGATATAGTTGATTTCTTGGAATCGATATCAGACCATCGCAATCCTAATAATTCAGACCGTCGCATACCTGTTGCAAATGCTAATTTAAATAGTGCATGATGCTCTACGTTAGATATATTGGATAGGAAGTTTTTAACCTCATCTACAGATAAGGTAACCATATGACGGACTTTAACCTGTTTTGGCCTGTCTATGTTTTTCATATAGTTTTTAGGGATGATGTCATCTTTTACTGCCTGCTCTAATATGGAGCCTAGAATTGTCATGGTGTAGGATATAGTTCTTGATGATAATCCGTCCATTGATTCAAAGACATACCGTAATGTATTAGGTTTAATTTCGGCTAACTTCACGCCACCGATTTTATCTCTTATGTAACGATTGATAATACCAGTATAACTTTGATAGGTGGCAGGAGTTATGGTCTTTTCCTTTAGTTGTAACCATATATTAATCCAGGTGTTTAATGAAATAGTATCATCAAAATTAGCACATGCTTGATTAGTATTTACGTATTTCTCCATAGCTTCTATGGCAGCTTTTCTGGTGGTGCCATAAAAGAATTTACGCTTACCGTTGATGGTTTTCGATACTTGGTATCGTCCATCGGCTCGTTTTTTAGCCATATCTTCAATCCTTATAATAAAAAAAGATGAGGTCTTGTTCCATAAGAACAAGACCTCATCTTTAGTTGCGGCTAAACCGCTTATAATGATTTTAGTTTGGGGCTAAACCCCTTTGTTCTTACATTATAGAATAGATGTTTAAAAAAATCAACAATTTTTGGAGTTTATTACAGTTTTACTTTATATTGTATAACTCTTTTATAACTGCTCGAATTTTATCAGTAGCCTGTTTATCTACTCGCATATCATATAGTGCATCTTTACGGCACCTAGGATTTTGTATGCGTATTTTACTTACAGTCCTAATTTGAGAGACGATAGCAACCGTGCCTGCGTTTAACCGTGAAACTTCTTCCATAATTATATTGTGTTTAGTAATTAGGGCATTCGCTTCATCTAGCTGTTTTTCAAAGCGTTTAACATCGCTAGCTGTTAACGTCTTTTTATCAGTAGTTTCGAATTCCTTCACGTAGTTTTCACCTTGGTCTAGCATCTTGCCGGACCTATTCAGCAAGACTGTAAATAATTCTGTTCCCAAATAAACATCTGATTTATATAATTTACTAGGGCTCTCTTTATTAGGCTTTAAAGACCTTAGAGGGACGACAGTGACTGTGCTGTTTTTAGCATTACTTGGTGCTAGTACTATAGCATAATGCAGGCCACCAAACTCAGACCCTATGCCGAAACCGAAGTCAACTTTAACTATATCGCCAGGTTTAAATTGTGGAAAATATTTCGGATTAAAAGTTTCTTCTTGCTTTATATATCTTAAATAATTTCGCAGCCAATAATATAGTAGGGCCGCTTTATGTTGGTCTGCAGCTAGTATATTTTTTAAGAACGTACTTATGCTACTCGCAAGCTCGGCTATTTTCGACAATAAAGCCCCTTTGTTTTCTGGCTTTTTTAGATCCATACAAAACCTCCTTTGTTATACACTTTATGTTCTACTTTATAATACTGATACATAATGATGGTAGAAATCTATATTCTCCAATTCAGAATCATCAATACATGTTCGACGAACCATTTGCTCAACTAGATTAACGTGTTCATCTAAGTAAAAATCATCATTAATAATATGCATTAATTCATGTTTAATCTCCTCTCTCATGCGATCATGAGGGAGGTTTTTGTTTATGTAGATGTTATGAGTATCTACATCTTCACATTCCTCTGACACAGCATTGGCATGTGGTAAGTCGCAGTAAATCAAATTTACAACCAACGATAACACTCTCCCTTGTGTGTATTACTTGTGTTTAGATTTTAAGAACTCTATGTATTTGACTGTTTCTTCCATCTCCTCTTTAGACATATCTTTTGCAGCAGAGAAGAGCATACGAGCACCTGGTCTAGTGCGTAAGTACTCCGCGAACTCTGCTGCTTCAGGGTCTGTGTAGTAGCCTTTAGTATCTTTATGGTCTGTTGATTGTTGGGAATCAGTCCAACCCATTAAATATGCAGGTGTAGTATTAAGAGCTTTAGCTAATGGTTCAAGTACATCAATTGGCATGTTTTCGATATCGCCATTTTCATATCTATATATAGTAGCTCTATTTTTATTTAACAACTTAGCTAATGCATCAGCTGTATACCCTAATTCTAATCTTCTTTGTTTTATACGTTCTCCGATTCTCATAGGATTCCTCACTTTCTAGTTGATTACATAATATAATACAGTTCGCAAAAATGCAACAATTTTTCTTAAAATATTTATAAAATCGCATTAAATGCGAAAAATATTGTTGACATGCATTGCTCTATGGGGTAATATCAAATCACAAGAAGTCGCATAAAGGCGACTATAAAGGAGGTGAGATTTATGAACACTAGAAAATTAAAAGCAAAATTAGTAGAAAAAGATGTATCTATTGCAGATTTAGCAACCATATTAAATGTTGATAAATCAACTGTATATAGGAAGCTTAACAGGGCGGGAGAGGCTTTTACAGTTAGCGATGTAGATAAAATCGCTAAAGCATTATACTTAACTTATAACGATATCAATGAAATTTTTTTTACCAATATAGTCGCATAATATGCGACTTATGTAGTAAGTGAAATTAAATAGGAAAAATAAAAGCCACCAACAAAGTTAGTGGCAAAGATAGGAGGAGTAAACAAAATGACTGTCGTTATTAATGCAGAGACAAGTACCAAAGAACAACTTAAAAAAATTGTAAAGCTTATAGCTGAATTAGAAAAAGAGCACACTTGTGAGTGCACTCTTAATCTAGTCTTACGCTAATTATTTTTCAAAGGAAATATACACAATATTATCGGAATGGAGCAGATGGATTGTATTACCAATAAAAGTATATTGCGTTTGATATAGCTTAAAGTTTTCAAAATCAGTAATATCAATTGGTTTTACGTAGGTAGACTCATGTTGGCGTATGAGTTGTAAGTTATCAATTCCGATATATTCGCCATCCTTTAATTTGATAGTCGCTTGCATATAATCACCTCCTTTCAAGGTGATTATATCAAAAGTATTTATTGTGTTGAAAGGAGATTATCATGACAGAAAATACAATACTGAATACTGATATGTTTACAAAAATAGTTATTAAAAACGAAGATGACGATACAGTAGTCGCCGTTATTACTGCTAATGATGTTGAACCGGCTCCGCATTATATTGCTGTATTAACTCCTAAGTATAAGTAGCCTTTTAGTGAATGAAAGATGGGAGATGAAAATATGGAGTTTGTCATCGGATATATTGTAGGGCTCGTGTTAACAGGAATTTTGATTATTGTAGTTGCTGGACGTGGGTTTTAATCCGTCAACAAAGTTAATGGCGGTAGAGAGGAGACACTAAATGAAAGCAGTAAAAGATCGCATTACAAAAGAACGCGAAGAACTAGCATTAGCAGCTAGACCATTAGTGGAATGGGTAAGAAAAAACGGCACACCTCATACGACGATATTGGTGACAGACACTTTTGTGAATGTGTGCAATACCGAAATTGGCGTGCCGATAGATGATTAGTCATCTAATTTTGCGTTGTGGTTTATGGACTAAATGCTGATGCACAAATTTCCCTTTTGAAGATGCATTCAAAAAAGATTGAAATAAACTTTCACTACAGCTGAAGTATTGGTATACGGATCCATTTTTGAACCGCACTTGAATGATGCCATCTTCATAGCCAATGGCGGAAACATTTGAAGATGATACATTTATCATTTCCACAATAATCACCTCCCTTCAAGGTGATTATATCAAAATATTATTTTTTTACAGAAGGAGGAAATAATGGATAGAAGCAAACTCTGCATCACAGTTGATGAAGCTGCTGAATTGGCCAGTGTAGCACCTGCTGTCATTCGCCAATGGGCGGAAGATTTTGATTTTCCGTCCATGAAGATTGGACAGCGTGGCGGTAAACGCTTAATTCATTTGGATTCGTTTAATGCCTGGTTAGCGAAAAGATGCCAGGCAAGAATAGGAGAGTAAGTTATGAATAAGTTAATTATTGTAGTTGCTGTATTAATGGGGGCTCTACTAGAAGGTTCAGATGTTCAAGGATTTGCTATTCCTGATTTAGTAATGGGCACTATGTTCTTATTCGCAGTAGCAATGCTCGTATATGTAGCCATTTATGGAGGTGATAGATGAAGCGTGTTAATTGTACGAAATGTGGCGTACGTATTATTCCCCATAACTACAACTATATATTTGATGCAGTAAATCGCCGAGCGATTAGGGTGTGCAAGCGTTGCCACGATGAACACATCAAAAGTAAATGTAAAAAAGCCCGTACTCACGGCAATGAGATACGAGCTTCAGTCAAACAACCAAATTAATTCTAACACATAAGGAGGTTACTATGCCAACAACTAATAAAAATATAGACTTTGATTTCTTTAATAGGTCAGGACGTTTTCCTCCGAAAATACGATTTAATATGTGGGGTTCCGCATGCGGTCTAAGTGTTGATGCATACAAAGCTCTAGGAAAGCCTTTGGGACTTAAAGTTGGCATAGATAAAGAAAATCGTAAAATTCATGTTTTACCTGTTACTGAAAAGAATGTGAATGGCGTTATTTATCTTAAAGAACGCCATCTTAAATGTTCAAAAGTAATCATTTCAAGAGCTCGGATTGTCTTAGATGAGCTAAGAAGTTTAGGTATTAATGAAAATATTGTAGGAACTGTAAATAGTGAAAATGGATCAACTGAACTAGTATTTAAATTTTAAGGAGAACATATCATGGAAAATCAAAACATCTTAACTATTCAATTCAACACATTGGACGATTTAGCTGTGCAAGTAGCAGATTGGAATGAGCGATTAAATCATCAATGCCAAGGCAAATGTATGTCGGAAAAGCCAATTATTAAAGTAACGTCAGGCACTAGTCTTGAACTAGCAGAAAATAAACTCGAGGATACATTCAAGGAAGTAATTCAAAAGAGTAGTAAAAAGATTGCAGAAGGTATAACTCAACTTGAAGCTGAAGGTTGTAAGGTAGAAATCTTAGAAAATGAAGTATCAGCGCCTGCAGGCGATGTTCCTGTGACAGATTTCGAAGGTAAACCAACAAAAACTAAAAAAGAAGAAAAGGTCGAACCAGTAAACGAAAATGTAGTAGAACCTGCTCCTACTGAAACGCCAATTAAAGAACAGGCTACTGTTGAAGAACCGAATCAAGATACAGCATTAGATGTAACTGCTGAACCGATTGATAAAAAAGCATTCTATAAAGAATTCCGTGAATGGATGGGGACTGATACTGCTCGAGCTAAAGAAGCCATGACTATCTTCCATAAACACGGCGTGAATGGGAAAGTATCCAGTGATGTATTGACTGATGATATTATTACTGATTTGAAGTCCGCAATGGCAGGGGAGGAATAATATGCCTAAACAACAATTTAAAGCTCAAGCTAATATCTGTAAAAAGGCGTTAGACACGTTACATAAAGCAATTGAGCTTGACCCTATTAATGCTGAAGAGTACGAAGCTGGTATAGCGTATACCGAAGGTGTCATGAAAGCATCCAATGCTATTGTAAAAGCATTTGATGTGGTCGAGCCTCCTAAGTCAGCTGCTCCTAAGGATAAAACGGAAGATGTTGCAAAGGAAGAAAAGCCAAAGCGTACACGTAAGACTAAAACAGCTAAAGAACCTACGTCAGTTGATAATCAACCGGCTACAGCTGAAACACAGCCAATGGTTGAGCCTGGTGTAGAAGATAACGCTGACCTCTTTGCTATGTTTGGCGATTAAGGCGGTGGTATTCTGTGGAAACTGTGTCAAGTTTATACATCCGCAAAATGTTCGACAGCATCATAATTGAAAAACATTATGATGCTGCTTACACAACAATTCACCATTGCGATTGCAATCATACATTTGGTGGTACATGGAATCGCAAATATAGCATGGGTAGCGGATATTATACCGGTGCGAAATGTTATGTTTGCCCTAATTGTGGAACTCGCTCCGAACCATATGTACACAAAGTGATATTAACATGTGATGACGAGGAATTATTTCCTAAAGAAATGTTTTTTGAGGTCGTTAATTGCAAAGACTTCCTCGATCTTCGTATTAAATATAAAGGTATTCAGCTATTTTGGGATGGAACGTCTGAAGATGGCTCTTATAAAGAGGTTTTGCGTTTTGATTTCAAAGCCAGAAAAGCTTTTTATATCGATGAAGATAAGAGAAAACATGAACTCACAGTCGATTATATTCGTGAGTATGATAATCCGATTATGCCAATTTTAAAATACATAGGAAAATCATATGCAGTTCATGGAGTTAATAAAGAACATTTGGCCAAACTCTTCAAAAGCCTGCGCATAATATTTGAAAAACGCTTGACAGAACAGTGTGGATATAAAGTAAAAGATGTTTATATCCCACATTCGATTCGTGAATATGGCGGATATGGGATTTATATGCTGGTTAATATGATCTTAAAGCTCAGAGCTCCTGATATGCCTGCTGTCACTAAAATTATTAAAAGCAACATTAAATGGACTTCACGCTATTGGATTGGTTCCATAAGAGATCTGCATTTTGATGATTCGATTTTAACTATGACTAAAAAGGGGACCGGATTCTTAGAAGCGTTGCGAATTTATCATCGAGCTCCTGATAGTAAATTATTGCGTAGCATGATGGTTAATGACCCTATGATTGTTAAGCTATCAGATATGCTGAATGTTTTTAAAGATGAAAATAATCGAAGGACAATATTGACTCTTAATCGAGACAAAGGGTTCGATGATGTATCTGCGAAAATAATTAATGCAGCTCATTTAGATGAGAATATGGGTGTTAGGACTAAAAAAATACTTAATATGTGGCTTGGCCTTTCAAAACGATATGGTGAGCGAAATTTATTACGATATTTGCTAAATGTCACTGCATCAGATATTAGGGATATTGTTAATATGTACAGTCAAATAAATGGTAAGTATATAGCTCAAGTTTGGAATACTAATTGCAAGTTAAAAGACTTCCATGATGTTGTAGTTAATATTTACAACAAACAAGAGTACGGTGACGTAATTCTTCCGGAAATTCCTCAGCTACAAGCTGATGTAAACGGAATGCACTTCATGGTTCCTAAGACTGCAGCTGATTTGATGGTTGCAGGTAAACGGTTAAAAAATTGCGTTGGATCATACCGAGATAGTGTTATGAAAGGGACTACTGCAATAGTGATTGTCACTGACGATGCGATGAAGCCGGTAGCCTGCCTAGAATTGGCCAATAAAGGTAAAAAGAAAGGTCGTCAAATATTCGATTTAGTGCAGGCGAAGCTCTTTGCTAATGAAAAACTAAAAAAGAATGCTCAAATTAATTCGACGGTCATGCAATGGGCCAATCAATTACAGATTGAGCAGCACACCATTGATGTGGAGGCCACTGTTGTATAGGAGAATGATATGAAACTCACAAAATTAGAATTACTAAATTTTAAAGGGCTAAAGTCCTTTACCATAAATCTTAATGGAGATGTTATTATCCGCGGAGATAATGCTACCGGCAAGACAACCATATTTGACTCTGTATGTTGGTTACTGTTCGGCAAGGACAGCTTAGATAGAGCCGACTTTGAGATTAAAACACTTGAAGCTGGCGAACCTATTCATAAAGTCAATCACGAGGTAACAGGCACTTTTACATTGGATGAAGGGGGCACTGTTGAATTAAAGCGCGTGTACCGGGAGAAGTACTCATCCCCTCGTGGTGGTGAAGTCACTATGACAGGCCATACGACAGACTACTTTGTTGATGGGGTTCCTAAAAAAGAAAAGGAATATAAAGAGATTGTAAATTCATTAGTTGATGAAAATATTTTCAAATTAATTACTAATCCGTTGTATTTCAACGAAACATATTCCTGGCAGAACCGCAGAAAGCTATTACTTGAGATGTGCGGAGATATATCAGATGAGGATGTTATTGCAGAATATAGTGAGCTAAAAGCATTGACTGATATCTTATCAGGCCATAGTGTAGACGATCATCGAAAGGTAGTAGCTGCTAAGAAAACCGCCATCAATAAAGAGCTGGATATGATTCCAGTTCGAATTGATGAGGCCTTGCGCGGGAAACCTACCATTGATACTCCTCGAGACGTTCTTATTCAGGAGATTAGCCTAGCAACTACAACGCTAGAAACTCTAGAGGCAGACAAAGCATTGTTAGTGAATGGACATGCGGTTGTTGATACTAGAGCGGAGCTTAGAGATGTACAACGTCGATTGATGGCTCGTGAAAGTGAACTGCAGATGGAATATAAAAAACAATCTGCATTAAAGTCGAATGAATACGATATGGTTGTATCTGAACTTAACAACCTATCTTCTAAGATTGAGAACACTAAGCATCGTCTTGATACATCTAATGGGGATATTCAACATATCGAGAGCATTATTAACGAGCTAATGCATCAACGTCAGCAGGTTAATGCGGATGCATTTGTAATGGATATCGATGAAAATTGTCCAACCTGCGGACAAAAACTTCCTGCAGAGCAAATTCAAGCTGCACGTGAAAAAGCTGAAACGAATTTTAACCTTAGAAAATCTAAGCGATTAGAAGAAATCAATCAGTCTATTGAACTGAAGCAACAAGACATTGAGAATATTAAAAAGAGAGATGCCAGCTTAGAGCCTATTGAAACATTAGAGGCCCTTATTAAGGCGAAAGAACTCGTCAAACAAACAATAACTGATGAGATTGGAACGCTAACAGCGCCGGTGCTTGATGATGATTCTATATATGCTGATTTAAAAGCAGAAGAGTTTATGTTGCAGATGAAACTCGATGAATCTAACACTGATCACTCTGAAGAAATTGCAGACATAGACAAACGTATTGCTACAACGAAAGAACACCGCTTTAACCTTGAAACTGAATTGAATAAATACGAAGAGGCTAAACGGATTGATACTCGTATAGCGGAACTAGAAACACAGCAGGCTGAATTAGCAGCGGAAAAATCAAAGTTGGATGAGGCCTCATATCTAATGGATGAGTTCATCAAAGCTAAGGTCAATATGCTAGAAGATGTTATTAACTCGAGATTCAAACTAGCGCGATTCAAGATGTTTAATGTTATGTTGAACGGCAATGTTGAGGAATGTTGCGAAACTACCTATAAGGGAGTTCCGTATCGCAGCATGAATAACGCTGCACGTATAAATGTAGGTCTTGATATCATCAATGCATTAACTAGCTATTTCAAAGTGAATGCTCCGGTGTTTATTGACAATGCGGAAGCCGTGACTGAATTCGTTCCTGTTAATAGTCAAACCATTAAGCTTATCGTTGATGAATCAGAACCACAACTAGTGGTTAAGGAGGTGTAAGTATGACTGATTTACAAATTTTTAATAACGATAGATTTGGACAAGTTCGGATTGTTCCTGTAGATGGCGAATTAATGTTTGTTGCTAAGGATGTATGTGATTGTTTAGAAATCACAAAGCACCGAGATGCTATCAGCCGACTAGATTCTGATGAAAGGGGGTCGGTTAAACTGGACACCCCTGGAGGAAAACAAGATATTGCTGCTATTAACGAATACGGACTATATAACCTTGTGCTTTCAAGTCGAAAACCTGAAGCCAAAGAATTCAAACGTTGGATTACGCATGATGTAATCCCTGCTATTAGAAAAACCGGTTCTTATTCTATGGTGATTCCGCAGACATTGCCTGAAGCTCTTAGAGCATATGCCGATGAGGTAGAATCACATAATGCAACGAAAGCAATTGTGGCACAACAAGAACAGCAGATTGCGGAGTTTAAACCGGTTAAGGATTATGTAGATAAAATTCTATCAAGTAAATCCTGCTTAGCGATTACTCAAATTGCAGCTGACTATGGCCTTAGTGCTCAAGAGTTAAATAAAATTTTGCATGAAGCTGGTCTACAACGTAAGGTCGGTGATCAATGGATTCTCTACAAACAGCATATGGCGAAAGGTTTTACCAAATCAGAAACCTTTACATTCTGCAGAAGTGATGGGCGTTTAGATTCTAAAATCACGACTAAGTGGACGCAAAAAGGCCGTTTAGAAATTCATAGTATCTTAACTAAATTAAACATCCACGCTGTATGTGAAGACGTAGCATAGGAGGTATACAATGGGAGAAATTGCGAAAGCACAAACACAATTACAAACTCAAACATTGAAAACTTTAGTGTCGAGTGATGCTATAAAAAACGGTTCAATGAAATATTAGGGAAGAAGTCAGCAGCATTTGTATCCAGTTTGATTTCTGTTTCTAATAACAATGAACTCTTAACTAAGGCAGACCCTACTACTGTAGTTACTGCTGGTATTATGGCAGCTACGTTAGACCTTCCTATTAATCAAAATTTAGGCTTCGCTTATATTGTTCCATTTTATAATGGGAAAAAGAAAATTTATGAAGCCCAATTTCAAATGGGATACAAAGGGTATATTCAGCTAGCGATTAGATCTGGCAAATACAAAAAAATTAATGCTATTAAAATCTATGAAGGTGAAATAAAGAAACGGAATCGACTAACAGGTGAATTCGAATTAGGGGAGCCTACTGGGAATGATGTAGTTGGATATATGGCCTATTTCCGATTAGAGAATGGGTATGAACAATACCTATACATGACTAAAGAAGAAATGGAAGCACATGCTAAAAAGTATTCTCAAACTTACAAAAAAGGGTTTGGTCTTTGGAAAACTGACTTCGATGCAATGGCTATTAAAACTGTACTTAAACAGTTGCTAAGCAAATATGGTATTTTGTCTGTTGAAATGCAGAATATGGCGAATGCTCTCACCTCAGATGGCGCCGTCATCCGTGATAATGATGGAGAACTCACACCTGATTTTGAAGGCGAAACCATCGACGTTCAATCGGATGTGGCTGAAACGATTGCTAATAACGCAAATTCAGAAACGATTGATATTGAACCTACTCCTACGAATGAATTCGTAGATCCTGAAACAGGTGAAGTCGTCAAGATGTTTGGTGATTAATTGTGATTAGTATTCAAGCATTCGGTAGTAGCTCAAAAGGGAACTGCTACCGAATCAAAACCTCAACTAATGGGGATGAATTATTACTAGATGCAGGATTAGCATTTAAAGACATACAGCGATATTGTCGATTTAATTTTGTGCATCTATGCGGTGTATTAGTGACTCATCAACATGGCGACCATTGCAAGGCCGTTTCTGACTTATTAAAACTCGGGCATCGTGTGTACATGCTAAAAGACACAGCTGAGGCTATCTATGTTGCCGGACATCATAAAGTGGTCTATATAACGCCTAAGATTCAATTTTCTGTTGGTAATTTTACTATCTTACCATTTGAATTAGAGCATGACGTTCCGAATGTCGGATTCTTAATTTCTGACGGTGATGAGAAACTACTATATATTACAGATACATATTATTGTCGGTACACGTTTAAAGATGTGAATCACATTATGGTTGAATGTAATCATTCATATGAAATCCTAAACCAACGCGTTGACGATGGATGCCTACATGAGAAACGTATGGAACGATTAATTCAATCCCATTTTTCGCTAGAGAATGTTATTAAATTTCTAAAGTCTATGGACCTTACCAAGTGCCAGGACATTCGCCTACTTCATTTATCTGATGAAAACTCCGACGCAGCTTTGTTTAAACAAGCTGTTGAAGCCGCTACCGGTAAATATGTAGTCGTAGAACAAGAAAGGAGTCCATTATGATTGTTAAATCGATTCAAATTACAGATAACGATATCAATATCGCCTATCAGAAACCATCTGTTACAGGCTTGACAGATGTCTTTACCATTAAATCTAAAGATGATCCACGACCTGAACTTATGCAAGCTTTCAGCCGACTACAGGCTATTATGAAAAAGAACTTTGAATTCCTGGAGGAGTTTAACATCCCGTTTGTCGTACGGTCATTCAAGTTTAAATATGGCACTATCGAGGATGTGGTGGAGAAAGTCAGCGTTGAAGGCATTATACAAGATGCAACCTCCACTGATGAATTGAAATTCAAGACTGATTGGTTGCCGGTAGAGTATGCAGACCGTACATTTGCTATTTCAGTGCAAGACTTAATTGATGAATGTGTAAAGTTTATCATGGGGAACCGAGCCCAGGATAGTTTGTTTATAGATGAGGAATAATGAATGGCCAAGGACGTGTATTACTTCAGCCACGATGTTAATGCGAGCAATGATCCTAAAATCGTAGCAATGGAGTCAGAGTTTGGGGTTATTTCATATGCCTGGTGGTGGAAATTAATTGAAAAACTGGCTTCATCTGAGGACTATAGACTGCCTTTTAAAAAATATACCTTTATTGCTCTTGATAAAGAATTAGGAATTTTGAACGAAAATGAACGACCGTTGAACGAAAATGAACGTACTTTTTTTTGTTCAAATAAGTCATTTTTGTTTGTAAATTCGTTAATTAATGATTTTGAATTGCTCGAATGTGATGACGAGTATTTTTGGTCTCCTAGTTTAATTCGTAGACAAGAAGAGCGAAGAAGTAAATTTGAAAAAAAGCAGGAACAGCGTAGGCTCGCAGGCATTAAAAGTGGTGAAGCTCGTAGAAAAAAGGAACAAAATCGAACGGTCGTTCAACGAACTTCAACGGTCGTTGAACAAAACGAACAAAAGGAAAGGAAAGGAAAGGAAATTAATAATATAGAGAGAGATACGCGCGCGCGCGAAGATGAAAATCCTCTATCTATGTTTGACGATGATGAAGTAAAAAATAAACCCATTTATGATTTGTACATGAAAGCAATCGGAGATGTATCACCTGTCATTAAAGACCGGTTAGATGATCTGGTTGAGTCTTATGGCAAAGAACGAGTCATTGTTGCTATTAATACCACAGCTGATAATGGCGGTAATAGTATCAAGTATGTTGAAACTGTCACAGCAGGGAATCTAAAGAAGGAGGTGCAAAAAGATTTTGGAGCAAGTAAACATAACGGAAATGCTAGAAACGTTTCTCGAAAAAAGGAAGAAGTCGACTGGCAAGCAGAATACGAGAGAGTCCATGGTAAAGGATGAGTTCTTTTATCCTGTTTATGATAAGCCTGTAGTGATTAAGAGTGATGTCAATGGAGACTATGCTGCTGTTGGTATCCCTCGGCGATACTATGATATGGATTTTGGATGGTTACGTAAGTATGGCAGCTTCCCTAAAGAAAATTCAGAAGCATATGCTGTAGTAAAACATTATGTGGATAACATAGAGGCAAATCTTAAAAGTGGCAAAGGATTGATTTTAAGGGGCCCTGCTGGCACTGGAAAGACTTCTATAGCAGTTAGTATTCTGAAAGAGGTTCTAGCGCTAAACTGGGGCTGTATGATGATTTCTATGCCTAGTCTATTGGACATTATGCTCACATTATCTAAGGGTGATAGAGTTGCGTTTTTAAATTATGAACAAAAGCTCAGGAATATTCCGCTGTTGCTGTTAGATGATTTTGGAGCGGAGTATTCTAAATCTGATTGGGTGCACACAAAAGTTGAAAGCATTATTATTGGCCGATACCATGATATGAAGCCAGTTATACTGACAACTAATTATAATAACGACCAAACAAAAGACCATTATAGCGAACGAGTGATTGATAGATTACGTGGCAAAGATTATGAAGAGGCTATATTTTGGGGAGACTCGCACCGATGAAGATTATCCTACGTTGTCAGTTTCGATTTAGAAAGAAAACCCATGATAGATTCCCAACACTGAATGAGTACATTGACTGTGAGCGTGGTTCTACTATAGCTGCCGCTGCTATGAAAAAGAAATGCACCGAGCAAGTCAAAGAACAATGTTTATCACAACAGATAGAATCGGTTAAGGGTAAAGTAGACCTGTTATTTGAATGGCACTCATCGACCAGGCATGATCCTGACAATGTAGCGTTCGCTAAGAAATTTATTCTTGATGGTCTACAATTGGCAGGTGTGCTAGAAAATGACAATAGAAAGTTCATAGGCACGATGGCAGATGAAATTATAACTGATACAGAGAATTATGTAATCCTGCACATATCGGAACGTATGAGTATATTCCTATAAAGAGCGTTAATTAAAGCGAGGTATTATGAAGAAAAAGTTAGTATATGTGGCTCATCCATATGGTGGTAAGAAGAGCAATAAAGAAAAAATAGACAAAATCATGCAAGAACTGGTGATGGTGGATATTACACATGACTATGTATCACCTATCCATAATTATGGGTTCATGTATTTAACCGGAGACCAATATCAATTTGGCTTAGGTATATGTATAGGCCTACTCAATCATTGTGATGTACTGGTCTTGTGTGATGACTGGGAGACTAGCCGAGGCTGTAAAGGCGAATATGAATACGCAAAGAAACATGGCATTGCTACATTTGTGTTAAGCGAATGGAAAGCAATGAACATGATTTAATTATTGTTAGATACTTCTTATGAAGTTGGTATAAACACAATTCGGACTAAACTACAAAATTATAAGGGGGAGATGTATTTGAATGAATACGAAATAGAAAAAATTACTAGGTTGGCCACTGAGGTGGCTACTAAAACCTACTATGAATTAGCCAAGCAAGAAAATGCACAGTTAGGTCGTAAACTTCGACACAACACGATCAAGCTGCTTAAGCATTATAGTCAGTTACAGTCATACGTAGACAATGCTATCACGGATTCGACACAAGCCGAGGATATATGGCTCAATGAACTGTTAATTGATATGTTTGATGATAATAGCGTTGTAAAAGTTAATGCGATTGTTAAAAGCAAAGAAAAAACAGCATTGATGATGAGACATGTAAATAACATGCTCGATATCTATGCTGAGAAGTGCAGCGCAAAACAATTTAAGTATTGTGAGTGCATGCGCAGGTATTATATTGATGGAGAAACATTAGAAGAGATTGCAGAATCGTTCCCTGAAAAGCCTGATGTTCGTACCATCAAACGTTATATTGCAAGAGGTATTGAAGAGTTATCAGTTTTGCTATGGGGTGTTATTGGGCTTAACACAAAGCTAGCCTGAAAATTGTCCCAAAACTGTCCTAGACCTGTCCTTCTTGACAGTTTATAATGATAGTGTGAGTTAATAGGGAAACGATTAATCTCTCTCGACACAGTGAATACCTAGAACACAAAAGCGAAAAAGCCCTTGCTTCGGCAAGGGCTTTTTGCTATATGTAATAAAAAGAGACCTATGAAAGGTCTCTTTTTACATGAGGTTCGCGACACCTCATTTGTGCGTTTTACCATGAAGGCTGTGCAATTATTTCTTTAAATCAGAAATGGGAATAGGCCAGGCTTTGTAGCCGAAGTCTTTCGCCCATAGTTTTTTACCGGTCTTTTTATCGATCCGCCATGCTCTAAAGACAATATTGCTTTTGAACTTTTGATTTTTCAAGGTCAGCCCTCCTTTCATAATTAGATTATGACGGGGCCCCGCACAGTTGCATTATACCATATTTGTTTGAATAGATTCATTGTGAAATGAAAAAGAGGTCGCAGAAATAATCTGCGACCTCTAAAACAGGGTAGGGATGAACAAAGCACACACTTTCGCTTTTTTATCCTCATAAGTTCCGCGAAAAACTTATAATCCTTCATAGACTGACCCAATCAAAAGTTCACTTTTAATATAAACTTTACAAAACCGAAAGTCAAATAAGAAGTTATCCACAGTACACTATGTTGTATTGTGGATAATTTTGTATCTAAATATAGTATAGATATTCCGATTAAGCATAATATGGTGATTGATATAACTATAAGTAATTGAAGGAGAGGTGAATACGATTGACAGATGTGTATTGTGAAAAGAGGCGATGTCTTAACAATGTGAAAGGTTGGTGTAAAGCCAATGGAATTCACATTGATCATATGTGTAAATCGTATGCACCATCACATTCGTTAGTAAAAACAAAAACCGCAAAGGTTCATAAGGAGTGCGGTAAATATAAGCAGAATAAAGGAGTTTTAAAGTAGCTAGGAGGTGAGATAGTGGCTGCATTGAAAAACAAACGCCATGAAAAGTTTTGCCATGAGTATATCAAGGATATGAATGCGACGCAAGCCGCTATTCGCACTGGTTACTCAGAAAAAACAGCTAAGATGCAAGGTAGTCGATTGATGACTAATGATGACATAAAATCAAGGGTTGCCGAGATCCGCGACGCTTATTTAAACGAAAATATCATGACAGCTAGACAGGTCGAGTATGAGTTAATAAGGATTGCTCTAGGACTTTCAAATGAAAAGCAAGTTGTTATTGAGGGGACTGGGGACGGTTGTTCTGAAGCACGTATCATTGATAAACCGCCTGATGAGCGCTCTAGGTTAAAAGCACTAGAACTTATGGCCAAGCGACATCGGATTCTTAGCGGTGATACTACGATTGATGTACAACCAGTTATCATCGTAGGTGGTGATGATATTGCCGACTAAGTGCAACAAGGTATACTTGCCGGATATTGTTGGTAAGGGATATGGAGCCTTTTGGCGTTTTAAAGGCCGTTATAAGGTTGTCAAAGGTAGTCGTGCTAGCAAGAAATCATCAACGCAATCTCTAAAAGTGATTGTGGAAATTATGGAGAACCCTTGCATTAATTGGCTAGTAGTTCGTAAGACTGAACGTACTTTGCGTGACAGTTGTTTTGCGCAGCTTAAATGGGCTATGCGGCAATTGAAGGTAGAACGCTACTTTAAATGCTCTGTATCGCCGCTCGAAATAACATACATACCGACCGGTCAGAAAATCCTATTTCGTGGTCTCGATGATCCTTTAAAGGTTACATCCATTACTGTAGAGGTTGGTGCACTGTGTAGGCTATGGATTGAAGAAGCTTATGAGATTATGAGTGAAGATGCATTCAACAGACTGGATGAATCTATTCGTGGTCAGTTACCTAAAGGGGTGTATCACCAGGTAGTATTAACCTTTAACCCGTGGTCTGATAGGCACTGGTTAAAGAAACGCTTCTTTGATGAACCTAGCAAAAACGTGCTAGCTATGACTACGAATTACCTGTGTAACGAGTTCCTGAGTAACTCCGACTTAGTATTGTTCGAAGAGATGAAGAAAAACCCTAAGCGGTACCAAGTAGCAGGGCTCGGCAACTGGGGCGTTGTTGAGGGCCTGGTTTATGAAAACTGGAAAGAACAAGAGTTCAGTATTGATGAAATACGCAAGTTACCAGGGGTCAAAGCTATATTCGGCTTGGATTTTGGTTATACTACAGACCCGACAGCTCTCTTCTGTGGTGTCGTTGATTCTGCAGAACGACGACTGTATGTGTTCGATGAGCTCTACGAACGCGCTCTCACTAACAGTGCAATAGCTGAACGAGCAAAACGTTTGGGATATGCAAAAGAGACTATTATTGCTGATTGTGCCGAGCCTAAAAGCATAGCCGAGTTGAGAGAATTTGGATTGACTAGAACTCGGGCATCTAAAAAAGGTGCAGATAGTATTCTAAATGGTATACAGCGCATCCAGGATTATGAAATTATAGTGCACCCTAGATGTGTTAACTTTCTTACAGAAATCAGCCAATACCAATGGGAGAAAGATAGATTTGGTAAGTATACAGGCAAGCCTGAAGATGAAAATAACCATTTAATGGACGCTATGCGGTATGCATTTGAGAAATTTGCTGTGGTTAAAACTGGCAAAGTTGATATTTATTAGGAGGCTTATTATATGGCAACTTCAAGTAATGTTCGTAATGGCGAATATGAGCTACTGCATGACGCTTATTACGGAACAGGCATGTTTGCAGCTGGTGGTGCTTTACAGAAACACCCACGTGAAGATGAAAAGAACTATATTTTTAGACAGCATTTGTCTTATTTCTTAAATCACACAGCACCTATTGTTAATGCGTGTATAGATCCCATTTTTAAAGATACTATATTTCGTGATTACAGCGAAAATGAACTACTTCAAACATTTCTTGATGATGTAGACCGATTAGGAACTACATTACAAGAATTCATGAATTACAACGCCTTGCAAGCTAAATTGTATGGTGTTATGTATATCTTGGTCGATAACGTATCGGAGATAGGTGAAACCGTTGCGGATGTTGTAAGTAATAGGCAACTACCTTATTTGGTGGCTATTGAACCGAAGAACGTTTATAACTGGCGTGTAAATGACGTGGGCGAACTTGATTTCTTTGCGTATACAACAACTGTATTTGATGATGAAGGGAAAGCAAAAGCCCAGCACAACGAATGGACGCCAACATCTTGGACTATCAAGAATGATGAACAGAAAATCATTGCTACTGGTGAGCATAATCTTGGCCGAATACCTGTTGTGCAGTGGTTTGGTCGTGCATCTCGCAAGGTTGATATTCTACCTCCACCAGAATACTTGGCTATTGCTCGTACAAATCATCAAGTATACCACCTATGCTCACTATTAACTCAAATACTTAACATGCAAACTTTTAGCACATTAACACTGCCTGATAATGGGCAAGGCGTTGATGATATTACACTAGGTACAAATAATGTATTGTTGTACCCTGCTGAAAGTAGTCATGCACCAGCTTTTATTGCTCCAGATAGAGGTCCAGCCGAAATTATTATGGCGGTAATTAAAATGCTTGTCGATGATATGTATCGCTTGTCCGGAATTAATTCTGTAATAGGTGTACAAGAGGCAAAAAGCGGTGTCGCTAAGCAATGGGATTTTGAAAGAACCAACCAACGCTTGGCAGATTTCTCTATACAGTGTGAAAGTGCCGAATACGACATTATTGAATTGTTCGAATTGTGGACAGGTACAAAAGTTGATTATAAATGCGACTATCCTCGTGAATTCAAAATCAATGATATTACAGACAGTCTTGCACAATCTCAGGCCGTGTTAGATCTTGGGCTCGGTAGTAACACCCTTAAAGTTGAAACAGGCAAAAAAGTATTGGACAGCTACTTGCCTAATATTGAGCCGGATACGTTTGACGATATTGTTGCTGAAATTGAAGAAAGTGTTCAAAGGCAAGAACAAGATTTAACATACCATAATGACGATGTAGAGGGCGGTGCAGAAGATGAGAACGCAGAGGGAGATAAACAATGCGATAGATAGCTTCGAAAAGGAAGTTAAAGCCCAACTAATACTTGGGCTTAAACCTACTGAGGCCGTTAAAAAGGCGTATGCAAAATATCCCGTAATGGATATGATGAAAGCTACATTGCAAGCCGAATTAGTTAATACTTTCACGGCAGGGTATGGCGATAATGTCCCATACTCCGCTAAAAGTATTTCAGAGGCTATGGCAGCAAGTTGGGCCAGTGATGATCTTACACTTTCTAATCGCTTATACAGACGGTCAAGCACTATACGTAATGAAGTGGCTGACACCATAAAACAGGCTTTAAAAACCAATAAGACTGTTAAGGGTTTAGCAAAGTCGATATTCGATGGCTATGGTAAGGGTGGTATTATTCCAGAGGCAAGTATACCTAAATTTCTTAGCAAGCTATCCGATATAAATATAAGTGGTGAGGCCACTCCTGATGCTAAGCGTAAGGAGCGTGAGTTATTACGTAGTGTTAAAGGGAAAATATCAAGGCTCGATACTCCTTACGTTAGGGCTGCATATAATGAAGTAGCTGCAGCCGTTGAAGATGGCAACGAAATTAGACTTCAAAAGGCAATTTATAATGCCACTCAAGAAAAAGCACGTTATCATGCTGAACGAATAGCACGAACTGAAAATGCAAGGGCTTATGCCGATGGACAAATGAACAGATATTTAGACGATGAGGATATTATCGCTTTTCAATGGAAGTTATCCAATCGACATCCAAGATATGATATATGCGACTTTTATGCGAATGCTGATCTATATGGACTTGGCAAGGGCGTTTATCCTAAGAATAAGTTCCCTAAATTGCCAGCACATCCGCATTGCATGTGTCATATTAAGCCTTTGACTGAGCTCGATATTGATGTTAATAAAAGACATAATAACCTTGAACAGTCAGGGCTAGAATATATCAAATCATTGTCTAAGAAACACCAAGAAGTGTTACTTGGTGTAAACGGTAGAAACCTAGTTATCAATGGCGGTGAATCATGGACAACAAGGGTAATCGGTTGGAACGGAGAGGTGTTTAAAACAAGACTCCCTGTTATTGAGTCTTTGAAAAATTATGTAAAAGAAGGCAAAGTTAATGTAGGGGATCTTGGAAAACGTTTAGACAATGAAAGTGAAGAAGACGTCAAACACAGGGTAATTGATTTTATTAATTCCCCATATTTCAATCGTGATTACATAGAACGTCAAAGTATTCATGTAAAGAAAGGAAAACTTTACGAAGAATCAAGAAATAGAAGTTATTATAATTATGAAATACCTATTGAAGATGTAATAAAGTCTATAAGAAATGGGAAAGTTCAATTAACTAGAAAAGGCGATTGGAACCATAAAATAATAGTTGATATATCCCCACACATTGGGTATGATGTACATAAAGAGACAGGAGCGAAGCGGAGTACTAGCTTGGCGACTGTGCATGTTTCTAATAAAGGTATTCATATAGTACCGAAGGGAAGTGAACGAAAATGACAGAAACAGAATTACGTAGACGATATGATGAAATAAAATCAGAAAATATTGAAGTCATATTCGTTGACGGAGATACTATGAAAGGCAAGTTATTAGGCTATACATCTAGTGTAAATAATGAGCCAGATGAAGCATCTATAGATGTTAATGAATATGAATTATATGCTAGTGAAATAGAAGAAATTCGAGAAATTTAATAATTTTCATTAGGTAATTTAGCACTTGCTCATGCAGGTGCTTTTTTATTTACGCCCTTTCATGTGTGATGATTGGGCGTATTTTTATTGGTGTAAGTAGGCGGAGGCCTATTACATATATATTTTTCATGTTATTACGGAGGTTACAACATGAACATCGCAGAAGTTTATCAAACACTCGAACAATTGGAGAACGGTCAAGAACTTATCACAGCTATTAAGGGGGAGACGTCCCGTCTTAATAATGAGGCTAAGACAACACGTGAAAAGCTACAACAACAAATCACGGAGTTAACCGGTGAGCGTGATACGTTGACAACTCGTGTTACCGAATTAGAACAGGAGGCAGGGGCCAATACTGGTGCTAATTCTCCAGAATACAAAACACTCGAAAAGCAATTAAAGGCTATGAGTGAGAAGTTTGAGCTTGCTGAAACTAAGGCAAAAGAGGCTGAGGCAAAGCGTATTCAATCAGAAATTATGGCACAAACACTTGACGCCTTTACTAAGGTAAATGCGGTAGATCCGCAAGAGTTTGTAAGATTGGTTGCCAATGACATTAAAGTACAAGCCGATGGCACTTATGGCTATGAAAAAGAGGACGGCACAATAGGATCTATCCAAGACCGTACAGCTGAATGGTTACAGGGTAAAACATGGGCCGTTAAAGCTACTGGCAATACAGGTAGCGGTCAAGGTGGCGTTGGCGGTACTGGCGATACTATTATGAATGAATTCGCTGCTGCAGCCGGTGTAAAACTTTAATCATTTAACTAATGGAGGTAATTAACAATGCCAATTAACACACTTCAGTATTCTCAACAGTTCCAAACTGTACTTGACGCACAAATGTTAGCAGGTGCAACAACTGCGTTTATGGAGGCTAATGCAGGCCAAGTCAAATATGACGGTGGCGATACTGTACATATTCCTGAAATTAGCATGCAAGGTCTTGCGAAGTACGACCGAGACAATGGTTTTAATCAAGGTTCCGTTACTTTGAAATTCAACCCTTACAAAATGACTCAAGACCGTGGCCGTACATTCCAACTTGACGCAATGGACGTTAACGAAACTAACTTCGTTGCAACAGCTGGCACCGTAATGGGCGAATTCCAGAGAACACAAGTTATACCGGAGATTGACTCCTATCGTTATTCCAAAATTGCTGCGTTAGCAACTGCGGCAAATAAAGTTACAGCCAACTTTACACCAACAGCAACAACAATCTTGGAAAAATTAGAGGAAGAAATTACAAATATTATTGATGTAGTAGGTGAAAACGAACCTCTAATTGTTGTAATGTCTACTAAATTACGTACTATGTTAAATAACTCCGATAAATTTAATAAATTCCTTGATGTTACTACATTCCAAAATGGTGCAGTAAATACGAATGTTAAATCTTTCAATGGTGTTCCTATCATTACAGCTCCATCTGCATGCTTAAAAACACAATATGTATTTAACGATGGTACAACTGCAAACCAAACTGCAGGCGGTTTTAAAGCTGATACTGGTGCAAAAGACATTAACTGGATCATCATGCCTCAATCTGCACCTATTGCAGTATCTAAAACAGACAAAGTGCGTGTATTTACTCCTGAAATCAACCAAAAGGCGGATGCATGGAAAATCGACTACCGCAAATATCATGATTTGTGGATCCCAAAAAACCGCTTTGCAGCAATTCGTGTTAATACTGGTGCATAATTAAGGGGTGTTTTTAAATGACAAGACTTGTACGATTAAATGAAGTTCAATACGTAGAAACAGATTACGATATTGAACGTTTAGTATCCGAGGGCTTTGAAGTTGAGGAATTAGAGAAAACCAACAACACTGACGAGCCACCTACTGACGAGCCACCTACTGACGATGAAAATCAAAAAGGCGGTAAAGGCAAAGGGAAAGGCAGTAAGAAAGCCGAGGCGTAATCATGTTACCTGCAGAGGTGTTCGAAAGACGGTTGAGACAGGCCGTTAAATCGAGCACCTTTATGGTACAAGATGAGGCACAAGCAAAACATAGATTTACGTCTAGGACGTCTCAGTTAGAACGTTCTATTGATACACAGTTCGACTTTGATAATGGCAATAATGTTGGGGTTGTATATCTTGATGATAGGGCTGCACCTTATGGGGTGTTTGTCCATGAGGGTACACGACCTCACACCATTCGACCTAAATCAAAAAGCGTTTTGCGATGGGCCCCTATGGCCGGTAATGGTTTTATATTTTCTAAAGTGGTGCATCATCCAGGCACTAAATCTGATCCGTTTCTATACGATGCTATTAATCGTAAGCGTGGCGATGTATATGCTACATTCGCAAAGGCTACGAACATGGCACTTGAAGATATAAGCGGTAGTGATTGGCTCGGTAAGACAGACCGTGAAATTAGAATTCGATTATAGGGGGCTCAAATGTTATACGACTACACGGAAATGCAGTTCACCGATGAGCTATTAGGCAAAGAGGTGCTGCAACAACATGTCGAACGTGCAGAACAAGGGCTTTATGCATTCGCTAAGCGGTTAGGGGTTCCACAGAATGATGTAATTAGGGGCTATCTAGCAGACGAGCTAGTACAACTATATACATATCGTTTTGTATGCTTTGACAAGGCTTATGTGTTGCCGGGTTCGTATACTGTTAATGGTTCGACTGACGACTTTTACAGTAAGAAATTACTGTATCTTGACGAACGTATTAAGATTTTAGAAAAGCAGATTACACCGGAAGATTTAACAGGCGATGCGAAAAAGTATGCTCGCTATCGTACCGTTGAAATATACAGGGGGTAATATGTGGCTAGAATTAATGCAACATATTAAATCTACTATTGATAATAGCGGAGCTGCATTTAATGTCGTGCTAGGTGCTATGCGACCACAAGCAGCAAAGGTCGATGAAAATGGGGTTATTATGGTTATTCGTGGGGAAACTACGAGGGGAGATAACTCCATTCAGTCTGAATTGCAACAAGAACTTTATATCGAGGTTTGGGGGCGTAACGATAACCCAGATTTGGAAGTCGGTTACGAATTAATAGCTAAATTGGAGGATAGGTTCGAGGCAATTATTAATGATCTACGCAAACGTTGTGGTGAATTAGACGAAACTGCATGTATATTACAGAATACTGGCTATCAGATTATAGATTTAGTATGTACAAGTAAAACTGGCGACCATGATAGTGTAAGGCCATTAATTGGCACGCAATATCGCTTTATGGTTCGCCTTATTGATTTAAAAGAAAAAACTAACGGAGGTATTTTCTAATGGCACCAGCTGCAACACCAAAAAAATTATACAAACCGGCTCAAACCGCAATGCCTACAGCCGGCAAGAATTATCTTATCTATTTGAATGTAGGCACTGACGAAACTACGAATGCTGAATGGCTTATCTTGGGTGGTCAACGTAGTGGTGATGTATCTCGTAAGGCAGACTCTATCGACGCATCTAGTAAAGATAGCGGTGGTTGGAAAGTTACAATTCCAGGCCAAAAAGAATGGTCTATCGACCTTGAAACACTACTTATGCCAAACGAAGAAAGCCTTGTATTGCTTGAAAAAGCGTTTTTAAATGATGAAAGAATTCATTTAAAATTTGAATATCCTGACAAGTCTTACATGACTGGCTATGCATCTATTACAGAATTGTCCTTAAGTACTCCGCATGATGATGTGGCTACATATAAAGGTACTTTGAATGGTGCAGGTCCATTGTCTGAATTGAAAAAAGCCTAATTAACTATTTATAAGGAGCGTGTTTATAATGAAAAAAATTAATTGTGATCTATTCGCTATGGGCGAAACTATCTATTTCAACATTGGTCGTATTGCTGAGTTGGAACAGCTATGGGGTGAGCCTATTTTTAAAGCGGTACAAAGTGGCACAATGACATTTAATCAGCTTATCACTGCATTGGTCGTAGGTATGAAACACCACGGCAAAAAGCGTGATTACATCTATTACCAAGATAAATTGCAAGAACTCTTTGACGAGGGAACAGTCCAATATAGTGATCTTGTGCAGTTAATTGTGCAAGCACTTATTGGCAGTGGTGTATTTGGTAAGGCTGCATATTACGCATTATTCCCAGATGAGGCCGATGAGCAAGCACGCTCCGAGGTCGAGGCTGAAAACGAAACAAAAAACTAAGAGGGGGCGACACAGCCCCCTCTTTTAAAGTATGGATAACGAAAGCGGAACGCATGGCCTATGGTCCGCTTAATCTTAAACCGTGGGAATTCATGAATTTAAGCCCTATGGAGTATTACAAACTTGCCGAGGGTTATGAGTTAAGAACGGAAATAGAGGACCGTAAGCAAGCATATTTTGCATGCCTAATGACAAATGTACATATCGCAGGCAAACGAAAACTGACTGTTGAAGATATTATGAAACAACTACATCCAATGACATTAGCTAAACGCAAAAACGAAGAAAAGTTATTCATGGAAGAATTCAGACAAGAGGGAGGTGAGATATAGTATATGGCCGAAAGTCAAATTAATGTCAAAATTGTTGGCTCGTCTAATGGTGCTGAACAGGCACTTGATAGAGTAGCAAGGAAAGCTGAGCAAGCACTAGGTAAAAGCATTTCTAATTCTCTTGATAGCGTAAGAAATAAAGCTCAAAAGGTCTTTGGGGTTGAAATTCCGGGAATTATGAATGCTGCAAAATCTGGTGCAGCATTCGCTGGTGCTGCGATTGGTATTGAGGCAGCCGGTAGGGCGTTAAAAGATATGGCCGTTAGTGCAGTTAAGACAACGGACCAATTAACACAATTAAGGGCTCGTATCGATCTTATCAATGACGGCAGTCAAAGTACCGCCGAAATTATGGATAAGGTTTTTTCTGCTGCCAATCGTTCACGTGGTAGTTATTTAGATATGGCCGACAGTGTGGCTACGTTGAACATGCTTGCAAAAGACGCTTTTTCATCTAATGACGAAGCAATTTATTTTGTTGAACAGTTGAATAAGCAATTCAAAATCTCCGGTGCTAGCGTTGAAGAAACTACATCAGCTATGTACCAGTTAACGCAAGCAATGGCAGCTGGTAAGTTACAAGGGGACGAATTCCACTCAATTATGGAAAATGCTCCGATGTTGGCACAATCTATTGCCAGCGAAATGGGGTTGACTGTAGGTCAATTGAAGGAAATGAGCTTGCAAGGGCTTATTACTGCTGACATTATCAAAGAAGCACTGTTCAATAGTGCAGAAGAAACAAACGCTAAGTTTGCAGAAATTCCTATGACGTTCCAAGATATAGGAACGCAAGTTCAGAATGAATTGATAGCTGCATTTCAACCGGCTATGGAAGAAATAAGCAACATGACAAGTTCAGGTGTATTGAACGATGCACTTGCTGGGTTGTCTATTGCCTTTCGTTTGGTTGGTACTGCCGCACAAGCAGCCATTATTACTGTAAGGGGTGCATTTAGTGCGTTATCAGTTGTAATTGGTACAGCTAAGAATATTGTTACGAGCTTTGCGAACCTGTTTAGAACCGCCATGCCAGGGGTTGCCACTGCCATTGTAGGTGTTACAACTGCATTTATTACTTATAAAGCGACAGTCGCATTATGTAGCGCTCAAACTGCTGCATTGACTGTAAAAACTGTAGCGTTAAAAACTGCACAAGTCGCCTCTACAATTGCAACTAGGTCTTATGCGTTAGCAATGACTGTTGTTAAAGTGGCAATTCAAGGTACTATCTTATCTATAGGCGCATTGACTTTGGGGACAACTGTCCTTAAATCTCTGTTTCTAGCTTTAAGAAGTAGTACATTAGCTGCAGCTACTGCTCAGCGTGTATTAAATGTTGTAATGAAGGCAAACCCAGTCGGAATATTAATATCCGTTATAATGACTTTGGTCGGCGTGTTTGCGACTGCATCTGCTGCATCTAATGGTTTCGGTAATACGTTAAGTTCGGTATTTTCAACTATTGTGCATACCGCTGTTTGGGGTGTGAATAAGATTATCGAAGGTCTTAACTGGTTAATTGCAAAACTTAATAGCGTAGGCGATAAAGTAGCGAAATTCTTTGGTACTACATTTACTGCTATACAACAGGTTGATACAATTAGCGCCGATACAGCACAAGAAATTGTAAATACTGGCGTTAATATGGCTTCACAAATAACACAAGGGTTATCCGGTGGCGGAGACACTGGTTTCGATGGTGGAGCAGGTGGTGGTGGCGGTGGTGCTGACACTGGCTCCGGTGGTGCTGGTGGCGGAGGCGGTTCCGGCAGTGGCGCATCTGGAAAGGATCTTGCAAAAGAGGCCAAAGAAGTCCATGAAAAAATCTTGCAATCATTCTTGGAAATGCAAGGCAATCAAGTAGAATTAATTGAATTGCAATACAAGAAGGAGCGAGAAGAACTTGATAAATCCAAGTCCGCCAATGCTAATTATCAAGAGGACCTTAAAAACCTCAACGATGTTTATGCTGATAAACGTATCAAGGCTAAGCAAGAGGAAATGGCAAAACTACGAGCCATTGAAACAGGTATTCGTGATATGCAACAAGATTTTGCGTTTAAAACTTCCAGTAAGGATAGTACAGGCAGCGTATCTCCTGCCGTGCAGTTGAAAAATGATTATGCCAATGCCATTGATGAGGTTGAGGACCGCTATGCAGAAATGGTAGATAAGTTCATCAAAATGGATGCTATGGAACAGCAACATCATATTGATATGTTGAAAAAGAACGGCGTTGAATTCGAGATGAGTGCTGACGGACAAATCTCTTACGAGAAAATGAAAAACGCGGAGCTGTTAGCAATACAAGATGAGTATGCCAAAAAGGCATTACAACAACGTACCGAGCTAGTTAACGAAAAGTATGCCATTGAAGAGGCTATGCGTACTCAAAACTTCGAGGCGTTACAAGCTGCGTTAAGCGATGAATATATAGCTGAGCAACAGCATTACGACTTGAAGAAACAGCTCCTTGAAGAATGGAAACAGACGGTATTCGATGCTCATTGGAATGGACAACAAGTTCTGTTCGATGCTGCACAAGCAGGGTTAGATAGCTTGCAAGGTTCTATCTCAGGACTTATTCAAGGCACGACAACCCTTATGCAAACATTCCAAAATCTTGGTAAAGCTATCCTCAAAACTATTGCTGATAGTGTGGCTCAATGGATAGCCGGTCAAATTAAGCAAGCCGTATTCGGAAAAATGATGGCAGCTCAACAATCCGCTACTGGAATAGCTGCGGCTAATGCTCAATTACCGGCTTGGAGTGCGTTAGCTCAACAAGTTAGTATGGCAACATTCGGTGCCAGTGCTGTCGTTGGTATGGCTGCATGGAGTGCTAATACGGCAGCTGGTGCGGCTCAAACAGCTACACAAAGTGCATTCTCCGGTATGTTCAACTCCGGCCCGAGTGGATTTAGTAGCAATCTATCGTTACCTAAACTGGCAAGCGGTGGTGTGGCTTATGGCTCCACTTACGCTGAGATTGGCGAGGGCAAATATAAAGAAGCCGTATTGCCTTTAAGCGAAAGTACATACGACGAAATTGGTGGCGGTATAGCTCGTGCTAATGGTGGAGGTGCTGGCAGTATTACGTTTAACGTATCCGCTATGGACGCTCAATCATTTGGAACATGGCTCGAAAACTCAGCAGGACGCTCGCTAAGGCAGTTTTTAGTTAATCAGGATAGGGAATTCATAGCAACGGAGGGAACGTGGTAGTATGGCAGATTTAATTAAATTTCCGGATATCAAATCCCTTGCGTGGAAGTCTACGAAAGCTCAAAAATGGGATACTAAGATAAAGCGTACAGGTAGTGGCCGAGTAAGAACCATGACAACATGGCAATATCCGCAATATACAATTACTACTGAATTTGCAATATTAACTCCAGAGGAGCATAAGCAACTCATGGGATTCTATGCAAAAGTAAAAGGCGGTACAGTCCCTTTCCTTTGGTTAGACCCAGAAGACTATGAGGAAAGGGGAATTCGTTTAGGTACTGGGACTCAATCTGAATGGCAAGCAGTTCGTTTGTATGGAGATTTTAGAGAGCCAGTAGCACATATTGAAAACCTAAAATTATATGCTAATGGGACACCGGTAAATGCTGTATCCGATAAGGGCGTAATTAGATTAGCACAAGGGGTAACAGTAGCACCAAATGCTATTATTACAGCTGACTATACATATTATTGGAAGGTTATGTTCAGTGGTGATTATACAGACGAGATTATTTACAAAGACATATTCAAGTCTAAGTCTTTTAAATTGGTAACAGTGAGGTGAGTAAATGAAGGAAGTCGGACAGATTTTAAGCAATCATTTAAGCACATCACAATCATTCTTGTCATGCGATTTGTACGAGTTAAAACTAAAAAGCGGTATCAGCTATTACTGGGCCGATACCGATGCAGATGTTAATTATGGGGGCCACACTTATAAAGGTGATGGCCCTATTATTACGCGTGAAAAAATAGCTACGAACAGTACAGTTAGCGTTGATAAATTAAGCGTAACCATTACTGCTAGTCAAAACGACCAAATTGGTGGTGTGCCTGTATTGGAAGTCGCTCATAATGGTGGGTTAGACGGCGCAACGCTTGATCTTCGCCGTGCATTTTTTGACGATGCTGGTAAGGTGATTGAGTGCATTGACCTATTCCATGGAATTTGCGAAGTAACACAGGGCGGTGGCTTTATATTGAAGATTAGTGCAAAGTCAGTTGTACAAAAGCTCAATATCGAATATCCAAACCGAAGATATTATCCTCAATGCCCTTATAGTATTTACTCGAAGGAGTGCGGTGTCGATATTAAGGCTTATCGCAAGAAAGCAAAAGTAACGGCTGTTACTGGTACGAATACTGTACAAATCGATATACCGTTTGAGGACGGCTATTATACAGCCGGTGGTATGGAATGGATAAGCGGACCATTAGCAGGGCAAGCAACGCAAATTATGGATAGTAAAAATAGCACTATTATTTATATGAGTGCGACTAACACATCACCTCGTGTTGGTGATGTAGCCTATATCTATCCAGGGTGCGACAAAACACCGACTACTTGTAAGAATAAATTCAATAATTTTAGTCGGAATAGGGCAACACCTTATGTTCCTTTAAAGGAGACGATACGATGAAATTAACAACAGGTGAACGTATAGCAAATGCTGCATGTGAATGGCTAGGTACCCCGTATCAAAATAACGCTATGGTGAAAGGTAAAGGGGTAGACTGCTCATATTTATTGGTGGCTGCAGTGGTTGATAGTGGCTTAATGAATATCGCAGATTTTAACATTGAAAACTATTCCAATGAATGGCATTTACATCGTTCTGAAGAAAAGTACCTGAAATATGTCAAACAAGTAGCGGACGAGGTGCCATTTTCTGATCTTCGTATCGGTGTTTTTTTACTATACCAATATGGACGCTGCATTTCTCATGGCGCTATTTATATTGGAAACAATTTAGTAATTCATGCGTTCGTTGACTTGGGCGTTATTCTTTCATCGATTGATGATGTATTATTTTATGACGCAAAAGGAAAAAGTCGCTTGCGTGCTGTATATCGTTTCAGGAAAGGTGGTAAATAATGGGCTTTTTATTTAATCGCGGTAAAAATACTACTAATCGAGCCGATATGATTGCTGATTTTCAAATCAACAGTGCTTCATATGGTGAGGTGGTGCCTGAAGTGTTAGGCACTACACGATTGAGTGGCAATATTATTTACTACGACGATTTTACACCTCATGAACATCGCAGTACGACGAGAACTGGTAAGGGTGGCGGTTCAAAGCATACAGAAATAACCTATACATATACTGTTGCATGTGCTATTGGCTTATGTGAGGGCCCTATCGCCGGTATAGGGAAGGTTTGGCGAGACAAGGAAATATATACCTATCCGAGCGAAAAAATCGAACTGACGGCATATAATGGCGATTATGGACAAACTCCATGGCCTTATGTTTTATCAAAGCACCCTGAAAAGGCATTGCCTTATAGTGGCTTGGCATATATGGCTGGGGTGGTAGATTTAGGGGAACGAGGTAGCCTACCTCAATTTAATTTTGAAATTAAAGGAAAACTATTAGATACTGGCGACGGTATCGATGTAAACCCAGCCGATTATATTGTGCATGTGTTAAAGTCTATCGGCATTGACGATGTAAGTATAGACGGATTAGAAAACTATCGTGCCTACTGCAAAGCAGCAGATATTCTAATTAGTACACCTCCGGACAGTAAAAGCTCGAAGGCTCAAAACGTAATCAATGATATAGCTGAAATTACAAACAGCCTTGTCTTTTGGTCTACAGACCGTTTGAAAATTGTACCATTAGCCGATAAGCCTATTGGCGATTGGTCGCCAGTTAATCAAATCCAATATAACTTAACAGAAGATGATCTTATTCCAGCTAGCGATGGACAACTTATTGTATATAAACGAAAAGATAGCTCGGAAACGTATAATCAGGCAACAGTTGAGTTTATTAATCGTGCCAATAGCTATGAGAAAGAAACCGTATCATTCGAGGTAGTAGCAGACGTTCAAAAGAATGGCCTTAAACCAGCCTCTAAGAAGTCCGCTCATTATCTCTATACCAAGGCAAGGGCTCAATACTACGCTGAACAGCTGGCTATGAAACGGCTATATGCAAAGAATCAATATACATTCCATCTCGACTGGGCTTTTGCAGATTGGAACCGGGCGACCTAGTAACAATCACAGATGAGTTATGCGGATTGCGTGAGCAAATCGTAGTTATAACGTCCGTATCAGAAGCTGCAGATGGACAACTTGAAATTACAGCAGAGGGTAAACCGCCAGGAACATATGCTCCGGCAAAGTATAACGTTCATGAAAACGAACGGCCTTTTATTGATTACAATGTGCCTGCTCCAAGCGTTAATGATGTAGCTATTATCCAAACACCAGGTGATGTAGGCGGTAATGAATTATATATCGGTGTTAATTCAGAGCCTAATTGGGGTGGCTGTTCAATATGGTTATCTGATAATAACGAGAACTATAAACGGATTGGCAATATCTCACAACAAGCACGAATGGGGCGTCTTAAAACTACCCTAGCACAAGGCAGTAATTCAGCAAATGTGATTATCAATCAAGGGGCATTAAAAGGTGGTAGTCATATCGACGCAGAACGAGCAAACACTCTATGCTGGGTTGACGGCGAGTGTCTATCTTATGAAACAGCTCAATTGCAGCTTAATGGCGATTATGCTTTGGGTGGAATTATACGCGGTCAGTATGGAACCAACGATACAACGCACAATGCTGGTGCTAGGTTCGTAAGAGTTGACGAGGCTTTATATCATGCTCCATATCGTAAAGAGGATATCGGAAAGCAGGTATATTTTAAGTTTACGTCGTTTAACATGTATGGATCTAACGAACAAGGGTTAGATGAGGTGCAAGCATACCCATATACAATCACACCATACTATATTCCGGAAGTAAGCGATTTAGCATTATTTACTAAATATTACGAAATTGGCGATGGTGTATTGTCATTCGATGTAGTGGCTGCATTTACTCAACCAGCTATTAATACTTTTGATACTGTCGAAGCATGGTATCGTGAAGGCACTAACGAATGGAAGTATGGCGGTAATGGTGATAATCAAATCGTTATTAGTGGCTGTGAATTAGGCCATACATATGAAGTGCGATTAAAGGTAAAGGACCGCCATGGAAACTACTCACAAGGCATTATCAAATCTGTATTAGTTGAGCTCAAATCAGAAGTGCCTAATACTCCGCAAGGGCTGGGCGTTTCGTTTGGTGATGTTGCCACCTTTAATTGGTTAGAGGTGCGTAACGCTGATATTGATTTTTACGAGTTGCGATATGATCTGCACCCAGGTCAAGAGTATGGGCTGATTGGTAAAAGCAATAATACTACTTTAAGTACTCTATTAACAGAGCGAAGTGCAAAAGTATATTTATATGCTCACAATCCTACAAAAGGATATAGTGCACCAGCAGAATTAACATATAACGTACCTATCCCACCTAAGCCATCTAATATCAAAATAGTTAGTCTGATTAATGGCATCGGCATTACTACAGACAATATCAAATTAGGTTGTAAAGGGGTTAATATTTACGTTGACGGTACTAGGTATTTCTTTACAACGAACGTAGCGACAATACCATTAGAAAGTGGTGTTCATACAGTACAGGTTGCATTTGTTGATCTATTCGGAGAAGGACCTAGAAGCGATGAACAACTAGCTACCATTAAAGCTAAAATCGATAAGTCCCTACTTGACATGGAAAGCCTAGGCCTAGAGGGTATAGACAAGGCCGTAAACGATTTAAAAGGCGAAGTCGGCACAGTCAAGACCGCTGTTAATGGTATGGATAGCAAAATAATCGACCTCGGCAATGCATACCAACGCACTTTGAGCGACTATCAAAATAATATTAATTCACAAATCACGCAGATTTCGAGCGGCATTGATTTGAAAGTAACGCAAGCTATCAATAATATTGATGGCGCCGAACTGGTGAGCCGTATCAATTTAAGCCCAGAAGGTACACGCATAGACGGCAAATTATTGCATGTTACTGGAGAGGCACTATTCGATAAAAATATCATTACTAAAGGAATGATACAGGCAGGTTCTGTGAGTGCTGACAAAATGCACGTTGATAACCTTGCGTCAATTTCGATTAACACAGGGGATTTGACTGGTGGCAGCATTACTGGAGGCACGTTCAAGAATGCAAATAATACATTTCAAATCGACCCGAACGGCAATATAATCGGTGCGAATATCACCGCATCAAGGATTGACGCACAAAGCATATATCAAGCTGGGTTTAAGCTACAAAATATGTTTACGACAATTTACAAAGTAAAACATGGTGATTGGGCCCCTATCCCAGAAGGCTTTACAGCAGACCAATGCTCATATGTGCCGGTTGGGTGTATATTTACAGAAATATACACGGCGAAAAGTAATAATGGTAATTTTAATGATATTACAAAGACCAGAATTAGCGATTTGGAGATGAAACAGCAACGCAGGCGGTATATCGGCGAATGTCAAATATATTCTCGTCAAGACAAGGAAAGCGGTACAAATGTTGGCATTGTCGAAAATCGCAGGGCTGTTGTCGAATCTAGAATATTTAGAACATGGGATTCCAGCAACGATGCCGGAAATACCTACGAATCAACTACCTACTCATACGGCGACTTATTTATATTGGTGATTGCGCAGCAATAAAAGGGGGTTGTAAATGGTTAAACACGATTTTGTGCTGCACTCCGGACAAGACTTTAACATCACATATGTGGTACCGGAGGGTAGCGACATGAACCTAACGGACTATAAAGGTGCTTGCAAAATTAGAAAGCGTCCTAACGAGGGCGTGATATTTGAGTTAACGCCGATAGTCGAATCTAAACAAATCACATTTTATTTGTCCGGGAAAGCATCAGCTAATAAGCAATTAAATTGTAATGTTCTGATGTATGATGCTTTTATATTCAATGAAAGTAAACACATAAAACTCGGACAGGGCCGAATTACATTTATTCCAAACATTTCCATGCACGATTAACAGGAGGATTACAATCATGGCAGACAACACTTTAACAATTAAATTCGACAAAGAAACAACTTTACCTTTGTTAGATGGGTTAGGCAAAAGCGCCTACGCTATCGCAGTAGCGCACGGCTTTAAAGGATCAGAACAGGAGTGGCTAGACAGTTTAAGAGGCATGCAAGGTGCGACTGGTCCTGTAGGCCCTCAAGGTATCCAAGGTCCGGCCGGTCCAAGAGGTCCTAAAGGCGATCCAGGTAGTGCAGAAATCGCCGCTCAATTATTGCGACAAAAAAATATATATCTACCAAACTCAAATGTAGGTACAGTAATCGCCAAGGTTATTGAATTGTTTAGCGACAACATTAAATACACGCCTAAACGACTTGAATACGAACAACCTAATGCCAGCCAAACATTCATTGATCTCAGAGGAGAACCGCATTTTAAAGTATCCATTAATAATGGAGAAAAGAAAGAATTTGAATCCGATAATA